CACATCCGCCGTGTACATATCTGACGAATGCCGGGGCTGTAAGAATGCGGAGAAACGGCGAAATCGTCCCGGAACGATATCACTTGGCAATGGAAGCAAAAGCGTTTTTCATGGAATTTTATAACGCCGATATTCCCATGATTGCGGTGGAAAATCCAACGCCTATGAAAATTGTTGAATTGCCGCCATATACACAGGCAATACAGCCTTACGAGCATGGCCACCCCTACAGTAAGCGGACTTGCTTGTGGCTGAAAGGGTTGCCAAAACTTTACCCGACGCAAATCGTTACCAATCACGAACCGTATGTAAATGGTGGATGCAAGGACGCTCACGGGAACTACCGCAGATTCCAGGGCAGAAAAGAACGAGATCAGAAAACTCGTTCAAAGACCTTCCCCGGAATTGGAAAAGCTATGGCGGAACAGTGGGGTGTCCTACCATGCGAATAGTGGGCAGGAGCTGCTGAATCTAGAAAGGATGCTGGATAAATGGCCAAGAAACGATTTGTAAAGCTGCTCATGTCGAAAGGCGTTAAGCGGAACAATGCAAACAGGATTGCGCAAGAGTTCCGGAAAGGGTCTTTGCCCTATGAATTTGCATGGATAGCTTTGGAGTGGAGATTTTTGGGAGAATGAAAACAAGCGATAAGCCCGGGGCAACCCGGGCGGGAAGGAGAAAACATGGATGAAATCAAATTGAAGCCCTGCCCGTTTTGCGGGGGTAACGTTAGCATTATTCTGTGCGATGACGAAGGAAATCTGCGTGATGAGGCATATAGAGAACATCCCTATAGTGGGCTTGGCTTTAAGCTTCACCACGCTCACGAGGAAAACCCGGAATGCCCGATCGCAAGGTATGAGTGCGATGGCGGGATTTTGGGCGGTGTGTATACTTACGACACGGAAGAACAAGCTGCTGAAGCATGGAACCGGAGGGCTGACAATGGCTAACGCGGTACTTATCAGCATCCGCCCGGAGTGGGTGGAGAAGATTGCCAACGAGGAAAAGACAATCGAGGTTCGCAAGACAAAGCCGCATTTGGAAACGCCTTTCAAGTGCTATATATACTGCACAAACACAAGGCCGTTCCTTGTGTGGGGTGATGTTTTCCGGGGCGCTTGGGTTACGGAGTTTACCCGTCTTTCGGGGTATGGCAGAGCAGAAGCAGATAGAACATGGGA